CCATCATGGACGAAATTCCTTCTCCGAACCCTTTGATCAACGCCGCTATAATTTCAGGTATGGAAGCGACCAATTGAGGAATAGCCTTTATAAGCCCCGCAGCTAGCTTAATCAATATTTCTATACCCAATGCTATGATTTTCGGCAAATTCTCGGTGATGAATCCTACAATCTTGATTATTATTTCCGGAAGAGCTTCAATCAAAATCGGCAAAGCATTAAGAATTCCATCGGCTAATCCCTCGATAATCTTAAATGCTGCGTCTAATATCTGGTCAAGATTATCAAGTAGCGTTTTGCACATCAAAATAATGGCTTCGATTATTGAAGGAATGAGATTCGGAAGAGCCTCCGAAATACCGGTTGCAAGTGTAATGACTATCTGAACGGCCGCTTCAGTTAACTGCGATATATTGTTAATAATACCATCAACCAGAGCTAATAATAGCAGCAATGCTCCATCCGTTATCTCTGGAATTGCGTCGATCAGGCCGGACAGCAAAGAGAGTGCTATCTTGCTAGCCGAGTCAATAATCATTGGCAAATTGTCCAATATAGCTGAACCAAATGAGGAGACAATCCTGCCCGCCAATTCGACTAGATTTGGAATATACTCCATAATCCCATCTATTGCTTTAGGAAGTACGTCCCCAACAACATCGGCCATTTTTCCGATATCTCCGTCTGCGGCTTGTATCCCCTTCGTAAATTCTCCTAGCAGCGAAACTCCCTCTTTTGAGAGATCTGTTAATACTGGAAGAAGAACAGTACCAAGTGCATTCTTTGCGGCCGTCGCACCGACCGATAGATACTGCAATTGATCGTCAAACGCCCCATACGCCGATAGCATTTCGTCACCAACAACGTATCCCGCATTTTGTGCTTCTTTTCCAAGTTCGTTCATTCTGGCAGAACCGGCTTCTATTAGTGGATTCAAATCCTGCGCCGATTTTCCCAGTATCTGCATAGCTAATGCATCGCGCTCTGTTTCGTTTTTCATCCTCCCCAAAGCGTCTATAACTTCCCAGTATACCGTATCAGAATCTCGCATACTTCCGTCGGCGTTCATAACCTGAACACCCAGTTTTTGATACGCTTCCACAGATAGTTTTGTGCCGTCCTGCACCGCTTTCATAGATTTAATTTGCTTGGCCATCGATTTGGTTAGCGTATCTGTAGATACGTCTATCAATTCCGCCGCATACATATATTCCTGGAGTTTGTCTGTAGCAATTCCAGTTTGTGTCGAAGTGGTTAAAACATCGTCAGCATATGCAGCACCTTCTTTGGACATATCCGCAAGAGCTTTACCCGCTGAAACTGCGGCGGCCGATACCGCAACAAAGGCGGCGGTAATTGCAGCCCCCGCCGCTTTACAAATGGTTCCTAACTTTTCAAATCGACCGCCTGCCTCATCCGCTTTATCGGCACTATCATCCAAGGAATCCCCCATATTTTCAACCGAGTTCTCAGCATTATCCAGCTTCTGCTTCATTCCATTCAAGCTGGCCTGCGCCTCGTTTACAGATTGCTTCCACTTAAGAGTTTGAGTTGCATTCTCTCCATATTTTTTCGTGGATTCGGAAAGACCTTTTTCCAGCAAGGCTATTCTGTCCCGCTGTGTTTGGATCTGTTTTGTTAACACCTCGGATTGTGCGGTAAGGGCCTCCTGGCTATCCTCGTTTTTTGCGAACGCAGAAGTAACCGCTTTCATCTCGCTATCCAATGTTTTAGCTTGCTGGATGATGTTATTCAATTGTTTTCTATACTCTGCTTCGCCATCTATGCCGATTCTCGGTCCAATGTCAGCCCCCACACGATCACCTCAAATTAATAGCGTCTTCAAAACGCATAGGCCGCGTTTTTTTCTTTATCTCCGCGCCATTGTAAATGGACAGGCAGGCGATCATGTCGCACATTTCCGTATAATTTGTGCATAAAATCTCATGCCTGTCCATATGCAGCATTCTTCCGTAAAAAAGAAACCATGCTAAATTCAGTTCGATTCTGTCGCTTGCGCCCCCGTTTTTTTTTGACCTCTTGGCGACTTTACTTCAACCGTACGTCCGGCCAAGCCTGCCGTCATCGCTTTTATAAGGCCGGACGCTACCTCCTGATATTCCTCCATCGATAACGTAAGAATAGCGTCAATTTGAAGCGGATCGGGTTTATACCCTGGTTCTTCGAAGCGACGCTTATTTTCGGCTGCCCTGCTCATCGCTGCCGCCATTTTGGATATAATAATCATACTTTCGCCCGTAGGCATGGATGACAGTTCTCCAAGGCGCTGTATATCCTTTCCCGGACACAAATCTCCAATTTCAGCAAACGCCTGCACTGTCATGGCCACTGGGTACGATTTTCCCCGAACAGTAATACAATTATCCATTTTGTACCTCCACAGTGTTCTGAGATTCAGTGATTGTCAGGATAGACTTCAATATTTCAATTCCTTCCACACGGGTCGGAACGTCCGCAACCACCTTTTTCCATGCTTTGGCCGTGGAATCATCTCTCGCGAGATCCGCAACTAATTCTTGCGTTTGCCAATTGATTTGACCTTCCTGTGTTGCCGCATTTGTGTTTGGCGTTTGAAACCGCGCCTTCGTTAGCACAACAGGCGCAAAACTCTCTACGCCGCCGCTCATATATCTGGCAAGGAAACCGATTCCCACATACGGCGGATCCATGTCCTCACCATAGTTGTAAACATTGGCCTTTTTACCCTCCCCGTAAGTCAGCTCCTCCGGTTCAGGAAGACCCATTATCAACTTTTCAGCCTCTTCCTTTAGTCCGTCTACAGTCAGCGTAATTGTTCCGCCGGTAAATTTCGCCGGAACGGTCTCCGAGGTCACGTTGTCAGCATAAAACGGATCTGTGTCCCCGACTTCCGGTTCAATGCTGACTTCTACGCCCCGAGCCAACCGCATTCCACCGGTATATGTAATAACTCCACCCGATTCGTTATATATCGCCACATATGGATCTGAAAATCCCGTGCATACTTTACCTTCTGCCATATTCATTTCATCCTTTCATCCCGACTCACTTCATTGTTTTTTCGATTTCTTCATCAATAACATCTTGCATTGCCTTTACTGCCGCCACCCTGGTTTGATTAACCGCCGGGCGGATAAAAGGCGTTTTTTTTAACCAGCTTGTTCCCGATTCTGTGCCTCTCGCCACAAGCTGATTCGGTTGCCCATTAGGATACTTCTTTGTTTTTGTGCCGTTGTACCCATCGAATCCCAGCTTCACATGGAGATAACCTTTTTCATTCTGCATGGTGGATATTCCGAACCCTTCTAGCAGGCCCTTCTTTCCAGCTTTTGTTACCCCAGTGGTCGGGTTGCTTGATGATACATATCCCTTTCTCTCTGGCAGCGCCTGGATGTTTTTTCTGATTTCATCTGCAACCAGGCCGGCGGCAGCGTGAACCGCTTTGCCTCCAACCATCTCAGTATCCGCAACCATTTTTGATAATTTTTTTTCGTATTCTTCCATTCCACGGACCGTAAATTTAGCCATCAAACCGCCTCGTATACCCATTCATAGTGAAGTAATCCACCATCCGTCTCTTCTTCGTATTGAATGGAATTGAGATAAAAGGCAATCCCGACGGCATTTAGCGCCGCCGGGATTTTCCGAACCAACTCGTCATTTGCCTTTTTGGTGTACAAGTCTATCGTTCCTTGGTCTGCCCGCTCCACCTGTTTCCCACCGGCGTGAAACGCGGATTCTCCGTCGTTCCCGTATATCACATAATGAATTTCTTTGTTTCCAGTTGCCGTATATAAGAATACATTTTGGGTACATGACAGTAGCGCGGATTTCACCTGCTCATTCAAGACCTTCCACCCTTTCCAACGCCAGATCGGTCATGGGTATTCCGTCCTCGTCAATTACCTGTTGCACTTGTACAATCCGATAATATACGCCGTCAATCTCTGCTTTGTCTGTCGCTGCGGATATGCTTCGGTTTTGCTGCACCTCGATCAACATATCTACCCGATCATTCTGTGCCTTGGCGATATAGTATCGGTTAGTCCCCACTGTCTTTTCTCCGTAATAGGATTCCCACACCTTTTCCCATTGGTATTCCGGCATTTCTCCTGCGACGGAAACATCTTTTTGCCGTAAGATTGTGACAATTCCGGCGTCAAGTAGCACTCTGTCCACCTCCGGCCTTTTCCGAAAACAGCCGATTATTAAGTGCCCAGCGCAACATTCTAGGCATTGGTTCGTTTACGGCCCGTTTACGGTATAGATACGCGGCGTACATAACGATTAACTGTGCATCCTCAATGGTATCCTGCAAGGTAATCCCTTCCCGTGCAATAAAAGCACGGGAAGCTGACAGGCACTGATTCAATAGCGCCTGCTTGTTATCATCAACCATTATCAAATCAAGGCTAGATTTAAGCAAAACCATCAGATCAGTGCCTGTCATTTGCATTCACCTCATTTCAAGATCCACTTTTTGTTACATTCACAGTATAGGTCTGACGGCTAACGCCGTTTTCCACCAAAATTTCCATAGGATGTGCGGTATTGTCCGCAGTCCATTTAATCGTTGCGCCGTTTGGATAATTTTTACCCTGGTACATCAATGTTACCCGTGCTTTTGATTGGGTGGGGGAGGCGGTTACGATATCAGAGGCAGCGGTCGCGGTGGTGGCGTATACCAGCACTGATCCGTCAAAAGACGGAGACAGACTTTCGCTGCCAATCGTTAAATCCGCCAAAGTGGCATTGTTGGCACTGTCCCCCGGGAAAGTAGCAGAAGTGGCGGGAGCGGCGCCGATTCCAATGGCAATAAAACCTTCGCCAATAACCGGTTTTCCGTCATAACGGGCAGATCCCTTGAAAGCCACTTGATCATCTGCAAATCTGTATTCATCGGATCGTTCAAACTTAGATCCGGCGCGTTCCGCCAGAAGATACAAGTCTCCGTAACCGGCCACAATATTCCCGTCCGAGATGATATTATCCGACAACACTACGATATCTCCACCCACAACCGGCATCACATTACCCTGGGCGGACACAATCGCGCCGGCGGCGTTGATATTCATGGCCTCCACAACCAAATCGGTTTTCGTGGCTTCGTTCATGGCCCAGAACTTCACGCCGCGAGAATATTTTCCTTTCGCGTTCTTGGACGCTTTAGCGATCTCCTTGAATAGTTCGATTCCGGTCTTTCCGGTAATTGTAATCACGTTGGATTCGGACAGATCTTTCCAGGGCCTGGCGTTGGCCGGATAGTTGTCAGGTTCGCTGTCTTGCGCCAACCGGCTGACAATTCCCAGAGGCATTTTTATTCCGGTTCCATAGAGGATCGCTTTGTCCAGCGCGATCCCAATAGCCGCGCCCAGCGCCGTGATGATCTCATTCGCCAAGTTAAGGTCGCTGTCCTCAAGGGCGGCGGCACAAATATAGATAATTCCGCCAACCTTATAGCCGTCCACTTCAGTCTGAGAAAACCCGAAACTCAACTCATTTAGGGAAGCACACGCCTCAGTCCACACCGCTTCCGGCATCTCACCCATAATGTTCTGTCTGGATTTACCGGAAACCGTACGCAGCCGTACACGACTTACCAGCTTGGAATATTCCGTGATGTTTTCTCGGATTAAATCCAGAACTATCACGGGAATTGTTAGATCTGCCCCGGTAATACCGCGTTGCTGCGCTCCAATTTCCCGCACACGAGTTAGGAACCCTTTTACATCCTCGCGGGATAAAAACGTATCTCGCTCCTGCATATTCATGCCGAAAAATTTCTTTCTACTCTCCATTTTCGTCTCGTCCTTTCGTTGATTTAAAACAGCCGGTTTTTCCGGCGGCTTACTGGTTCGCGCCTCTTCATCCGCAAGATCATTCTCCAGAGAACTGATCTCCGCCTCAAGGCTGGATTTCTCGGATTCATGCTTTTCCTTCTCTTCGGAAAAGTGTTCAACAGCTTCTTCAACAATGGCCTTTTCTTCGTCGGTTTCCGCCTCCTGGATGGACTGCTCCAATTCCGTTTCGCGGGTTTGGAGCTCTTTATCCTTGGTTCGCAGTTCTTCAAGCCTTGTTTTTTTGTCATCGATCTTTTTCCGTACCATAAGTGCTTTTAATGCCATTTCGATTCACTCCTTATTTTCTTTTGCATGGTTTCCCGCCACGCCTCGGTTTTCCTCCTTTGGATGTCGGCAAATTCTTTTTTTCGCGCTGAAACAGAGGTTTCTTCGTAGGCCGGAAAAGTCACCACCGAAACTTCATATAACTTGACCTCTCGTATTGTCCAATGTACGCTTCCGTCCTCCCGTATCTCTGTATCCTCTTTTACGATCTCAAACCCAAAGGAACATTGATCTACGTCTCGGCGCTTGACCCGCTCGTACAGGTTCATGGCGTCTTGGTCGTTTCGATTTATGGAAACGCGTCCCCACAATCCGTGAGAATCCTCTTTAAGTTCCAGGGTCCCCGCTTTATTCCTCCCAAGAACCAACCGCGTTTCATGGTCGATCAGCGCCCGTATATCGCCTCCTAACGTTTTTGAAAACGCCCCCGGCGCCACGCTTTCTGACGCCCCCGGCCATAAGTCGTAATTAGTGTTGAAAACGGAGAAGTATCCTTCGATATACAGCACATCGTTTTCTTCCCTTGTGTCAAACATAGACGGCACACTGCGCATTTGCCTGCATTCTCTGTCCATTTACTCACCACCTATCAGTTTGGATTGTTCTCCGATCATGCCACGCGGAATATAATTTTCCAAAATCACAAGATCGTCTAATCCGTCTTTGGGGGACTGTCCCGTCCAGTCTCTCACCTCATTGCCTGTCATGATCCCTCGTACATACAAATCCGTTGCAACCTGTGATAACTGGGTAATGTCATATGTGTATAGGCTACGGGTGTTAAACCGGAAATACCAATCTGGATTAAGCAATAGCTTTTTCGTCATTTCCTGCTCAATCCCCTTGGCAATTGGCATTATGGTAGAGGAAATAAAATTATTCCACGCCGCGGATTCAAAGTCCCCTACCCCCAGTACAAAAGGCGGCACCCCCAATATGGCGGCAACTGTGCGTTTGTCCAATTGCACCACATCAGCTATCGCCAAGTCTGATAATGATAAGGGCTTAATTTGTTCCACGGAAAACTGGTCCGCCGGGATCAGCCATGGTTCTCCGGCTTTGTCTGTGTTTATGTAATTTTCCAGAAGCCGCTTTCTTCCCTCCGGGCTGGAAAACTCATCGATCATTCCATCCACCTTCACAATGATGGACGGTTTCCATTTTGATTCCATGAACCCCTTTTCCGTGGCCGCCGCCTGTTTTAAATTCGCTGCCACGTCTCTAAGAGCCACTCGGAACCCTTGTCCTTTCCAAGGGTATTTCGGATCCGGATTGACAATAAAATGCAACACTTGATCCGGGTGATACGGTATTCCATCAATCGAGACTTTATACCCATACCCTTCCGGCATAAATGATACGCGTCCAGGATCTATTGGTATCAAATCATCCAGCAGCCCGCCATTTGTTACCGGTAAAACAACGGCATTCCCATCTCCGTCCAAAAGCGAGTTTCTCACGATTGTGTGCACAAATGTTTGTCGCGTTCCATATCGGTATGGGTTAATGTCAATTTTTCTGGAAAGTTCGTTTTTAATCCGCACGTCTCCCTTGTCCGTGTTCGCCATTAAATGAATCGTCATACTGGATATGAGTGTCGCAATCCTATTTACCGCTGTAATAATTTCCGGATTGTGGGCTAAACTGGTATAGCCTTGAACACACAACGTTTCCCATCCGCAGTCCGTCGCCAGGAAACCAACCGCTGCAGAACGCTTCTTGTTAGGCTCTGCCCTTGCTTTTTTCTTTCCTTTGTTTTTGGCCACTTAATCACCCCACCATGCTTTTGCTTTATTGGATTTTTCCATATTCTCTAATTTCCGGATACACGCAAAAACCGAAGCGTCGAATAAGTCGATTCTGTGCTCCGGTTCTACTTTTTCGTATTGGATCATATCGTCCGTTTTTTCTATCGCCCGCACATTTTCCACGCAGTATTCAAACGCCGTGGAATGTAGGTAATACAATTTCCCATTTTTTGCCCGTTCCTCGATATGCCGGAATCCCTCCGATTTCTTGTAGAAATATTGGGGCTGGTCTACCACCCGAAACTTTGCGCTTTTCATTCCGACGAAATATTCGCGGCAAAATTTCCTGTCGTGTCCTACTTCTTTGATTTTGAATCCCATATCTCGCATTCGACAAAACCAATTGACGACATCGGCGTGGTTAACGGTGGGAGAATTACACATTGTCAGGAATCCATCGTCCGCCCATCCAAACAATGGGATTCCATCCTTGTCCGCTTTCTCGTGTGCGGCCACTACCGGAAAAAAAGCGTGAGTTATAATGATGTCCACACCTTTATATTCTCCGTAAAGTGCCGCAGCCGTTAAATCGTGCAATTTCGATAAGTCCGCTCCGCCATACCATTCTACTGGCAGCTTTGCAAGCTGCTCCAGCGTCCAGTTGTATTGTTCGTCCGAGCGGCGGAATTCGTCGATATCGAAATATGCTTTCATCGCAGAGGTATAAACGTTCAGAGATTTTGCAAAAAAATCCTTGCGTTGCTGTGGGTCGTTCTGCGCCTGCATAGCGTCGTTCATAATTTCTTCTGGTCGAATGGATACTCCGTAGGCCGGATTCGCCATTTCATGAACCGCCGGATTTGTATAATCTATTTCTCCGGTTTCCGGATCCGGATTTGCACAACACATAAAAATAAAATACTGCTCATCTTTTACTGTGCCGTTCAGTACCTTACGACAATATTTCAGACGTTGCCCCAGGAAGGATTGTTCATTATCGCCGGCGGTAGATATACCAATTATCAATTTATTGGTATATGCTTTCATCGCCTCCTTGAAGAGATTGTATTGTTTTGGTTGCCGGAAAGCGTGCACCTCGTCGCATATCGCAATATTACAGTTAAGACTATCCTGGGCGTCCGGATTAGCGGCAAGGGCCTGAATATATAGGGAACCGTCCCCCATTACCGCCCCTATGGAATGTTCGTTATTGTTATCTATAACCCGGAAGTTATCTGCTTCCCCCATTCGGTTTATGTTGTATTTGATAAATTGAAAGCTCTCCATCGTTTGCTTAAGCGCCGCGGCTACGATATACAATTTCGACCCACTTCGCCTATAAAGCAACGACAGCGCCCAGGAAAGCGCCGCCGCAAAACTAGTTTTGATATTTTTTCGCGGAATATAAATCATTGCCTCGTGGAAACGAACAATATCCGTTCCAGCCAACTTGAAGCCCACCAGATTATAAATTATGAATTTGTGGAATGGTTCCAGGAGGAATGGAGTTCCCCTGAGTGGGGTTCCGTCCAGCTTTTCCCCTTGTTGATGGCAGAATGTGGATTCGATGATTTGAATGCAAAACTCCGGCGCTTTATGATCCAATTCGTAATCTGAATTCTCCAGGTCATGGAAAAATCTTTCAACCGCCTGTTTGAGTTCTGTGCAGGCCCGTTTCCTTCCATCTCGAATGCTCTGCGCATATCCGAGAACCACGTCCCAGTTTTTACGAACCTTCAAGCTGGATCACCTTTCCCCATAAGGAGTTCCCTTTGCTTTTTCCTGTTCCTTCTCCGGTTATCTTTTTGTAGCCTGCCGGCGTCAATCCCAGCTCCTTCCAGATGGCAAGCGCCGATTTATTCAAATCATCCCACAAAACGATTCGCGGATTTTTGGTTGTGTTGGTTGCTCCGTACTTATTTGTATATTCAACAACTGCCAGTTCACCGGATTTAATGTATTCTTCATGCACCTTATCACGCTCTTCCAGGGTTTGTGCAAGCGTATCAATAACAGGGTCAAAAGCCATTTTATACGTGCCGATTTCTCGGCATTGTTCGGTGATCTTTCGTTTCCACGCCGCCTTTTTCACACCCGCACCCCCCCTTTCACAAAATTTAGCCAGAGTTGGAAAGAGTTACCCCGCCCATTAGAAATAAAATAATTTCAGGTTATTAGACTGGGGGGGGGATTGTTCTAAACATCCATTCTCTGCCCAATGAAGTTAATTCGTTTGTTTTTCTGTCATGCATTGCATTATGCTTGGTTAATGACAAACTAACGAGATTCCAATCACACCAAGCGTATTCCGGATAATCTTCCGCAGGATAAATATGATGAACGACCGTCGCCTCGACATCTTTACCAAACCGCTTGCTTTCTTGACACTTGTATCCATCCCGCTTTAGTATTTTTTTTCGCTTCTTTTTCCACTTTATGCTTTCGTAAGCGAACATAACAGATACCTCTAAAAAACCATACTCTGGCGCTTCGGGCGGGTGTTCTCAGCACCTGCCCGTTGTTTTTGCCGTATAGCAAAAGCGCCCCGGTTTCCCTGGGCGCTCTTTCACTGGTTGCAGCATAACCTTTTTTTATGTCCTATGTACGGAATCCAAAAATATTTTTAAACGATTCCCTTCATGTCCGCAAGCAGATAATAAAATCGGCGTCTCCGGTCATTGAAATCCTTTTCATTCATTCGAATATTTTTCAATAATCGCATATAATTCCAGGTAACATCCTCTGTCATAGCCAACAGAAACAGATCGTATTCTGAATGAGAAGCCATCTTTGCTGCTTTCTCAATCATAGCTATATCGTTTGATAGAATGGCGGCTTTCTCCGCGTTTCGGCCTGTGGGATCACCTGGCCCGCTCCCGGAAGGCATTCCCGTGATTTGCGGGCTTTTATACGGGGATTCCAGTTCCTTCAACCGCCGCTTTTTGCTTTTGTATTGCTTGCAAAAATTATTCAGCTCTCGGTATGCCCATGTGCCTATATTGTACTTATCTAGTCTCAGGTCTCGCTTATTCGGCATTTGTTTCCCTCACTTTTTCCGCAGCGTGTCAATGACGGCCTTTACAATCATAACCCCTAGCCCGAGGGCCATAATACTCCCGAGCAGGTACAGGCTATTGATGAATATGCTTGCCATTTCTGCTATCTCCTTTCCAATAGAACCGTGATACAAACGCTTTCCCACTGGTTCATGGCTTCTCCTCCGGCTTTTTGCCCGCCATCCGCATACAGCACCCAAGCACAAATCCGAGACATCCGGTAAACACATGGGTTCCGACTAACAATAAGATCATTCCACCGCTAGACAGATCAATCACCATTTTGTATGCCCCCAATCAATTCCGGGTTGTCGTCATCTATTCCATAATCCCAACAGCAGTCGTCACATCCAAATAACGGTTCTCCGGCTATACAGCACTCGGTGCAATCGATATCTTCAAATACTTCCATCACTCGGCCTCCCCACCAGAAGCAGCAACCAGCCGTAGAGGGGTAAACTAATCGTCATGAGGTTTCACCTCTAATTTCATTGAAATGCTTTTTAATTGCTTCTTCGGAGAGGTCAACCATATACTTGCGATCACATTTGTCACACTGGCATTCAACGCTTAACATATCGTCTGCAAAATCATATTCACGGAGATTAAATCCACCACATATCGGGCAGCGCAAGATGTCTGTATTCATCACGTCATCAAACAAATTCCCAAGCTCCCCGCAATATTCTCCAGACAAATACGTCCAAGCCCCTTTGCAACGCGAACACAGACTATAGTCGTTAAACTCCCCCTCATATATGCCGGTCTCGCGTGAATACTGCTCTCCCACCTCTATTTGCTTCCCACAATACTCGCAGCGGTGCGGTATACGCGCTATGCGTGTTCTGCTGTTCCAAAAGCTCATTTTTCCTCCTCCTCGGGCGGTTCCGGCAACGGCTGCCAGTGGGTGATATGCCCATTCCATCTTACCCACATCCGGCCTATAATCCTGTCTGTGTCAATTTTTGTGTCACTATAAGGCACAAACACAAGCACTCTTGTTTTTTCATCCGGCAACCTATCCTTAACGCTGATCCACTCGCTCATCGCTCGTCGCCTCCGTCTATTTTTGAAATTGAATATCCTTTACATTTTCTTCCGCGTCTGTAACACGATGAAATCGGGCATTGACGCACTCCCATTGCGGAACATGCCTCTTTTTCTGAATTAAATACTATCTGAGGCTCTGCATATTGTTTAGCCATCCTGTTCCACCTCCAATGCTTTTTCGCACCGCACGTCAATCTGTACTGAAAATCTCCCTTTCGGGCAATACGCATAATTTCCGCATTCATCCATCAAAACCAATGTCCCATCCTCTTGAATAGCAAACCCTTCCATATCGCAATACATAAGTTCATCTGCCCAATCTTCTTTCAACGCGATATTCCAGAGATCAGGTTGTTTGCCTGTTTTGGAATCGGTTACCGTAAATTTTAGCTTAATCATGTTCTACCCCCCCCTCCTTCACTCCACGCCATTGCCAGTTGCATTTATTGTTTTCGCGGCACGTTTTACATCTATCATCCATTCTGCCATCTGATAGAAATTGACGTTTTACCCATTCACATTTTGCGCAAAACCCTCTCCAAGTTTCCACCGCCGCGTCCCGCTCCCGCTTTACCTGTTCCAGTTCAGCCTCCAGCTTTGCGATCCGATCCGCTTGACTCTGCTCGTGCTGGACAAGTTCAACGTCAGCATAGTTCGGACACCCCCGGCAATCCCCGTTAGGGTATCTTACCCGACAGCCCTTACATATGGCTCTCAATTCTTCTTCCGTCATTTCCGATCGTCCTTTCCTGCTTCCTGGAGGTCATGCAAAGCTTTGAAGAACTTCCGGCTCCTTATGTTCAGGCCCTTGCCCCGCCATTCATCCTCCAGCCTATAACGAATATCTAGATCAAACACGCTTTTTCCGGTCCCTTTCATCGGCTGATCCAGGCATCCCTGTAATTCTTTCAGCCCCTCCCAATGCTCCGGAAGATACCGCCAGATATTCCGCAGCTCTTTCAGGTTTTTGTTCCTGCAACACCAGCAGCTCACCCGGTCCAGTATGTCATACAGCCGTATCGTTCCATCCGGGGTACACGCCCCGCTCTCCCGCCACTCGTACCCCGTGGCATAGCATGACGCGAGACAATCCGCCTCCGACATTCCATACTCTACCAGTGGATACCGTTTATTCGTTCCTTCGCTTGTATCCATCCGGTGCTTTTCGTCCGCCGCTATTCCCACCAGCACAATCGCGTCTTTGCTTTTCGCATACTTGTCCATCGCGCTTGTTTTGGCCGTCGTTCCCCAGCGGCAACGGCCCCCGCACCATCCATACCCGCGATAGGTTCCGCTGCCGTCCCGGCGTGTCACCAAACGCTCCAGCATATCCCATCGGAAAGGGGAATCCGGGTATAGTACCGTGTGCTTGATCCCGATTTCATCCAGCCGAGCCGTCAGCTTCGCCCAGGTGTCATATATCGCTTGAAACTCCATCCCCGTATCATACATGACTACTTCGTCCAATTGACGGCCTCGCTTAATGTGTTCCTCCACCATGGCCAAGCTGTCTTTTCCGCAGCTTACGTTTGCAATTGTGTACTTCATCTTTTCCTCCATTTCTGGAGGATACCGGTACCCTCTGCTTCTCATCCCCGGTTAGCTACGCCGGGGGATTAAATGTCAATTGCTCCATCGGAGGTTCAAAATTCTGCCATAGCGTTTCCGTTGCTTTCTCCGTGGAGGTGGTTTGTGATTCGATAGTGTCCTTGTGCCATTCGCATAACGCCTTATCGTACAGTTCGCACCGATATCCCGACAGTACAATCCTGGCTTTACTTCTGCAGATCAATTCCAGCAACCGCCTATGATCGTCGTCGCTCATTTCGTGCCGATACAGTTTCCCGCTCCTTCTGGAATCCAGTACATACGGAGGATCAAGATACATCAGCACATCGAAATTATTGTATCGCTCGATCAATCTCAATGCGTCCATGCTTTCGATCTGTACCAGATGGGTGGTATCTCCGCGCAGCCTTTTGGCGGCCGCGTCGATTGTGTCGGTTATTCCCGCCCACTTACAGGCTGTCCCGCCGATCTTTATCTGTTTATGGTTTCGCCATCCGCATTTACCGTCCATCTTGGCTCCTATCGCCTGAGTGGTGCGCACCATATACCGTCGCGCCCGCTCCAAAGGATCCTCACACGGTTCAAAGGATCGGTCATACTCTTCCCGGCTGTACGGCGTCAGGGTCAGCAATCGTTTCAGTTCTTCCGGATTATCCCGCAACACACGGAACAGGTTGACGATATCGCCGTCTAAATCGTTGATTGTCTCCACAGCTCCCGGGCGCTTGTTATAGAATACCGCGCCCGATCCCGCGAACGGTTCCAGGTATACCAGCTTTTCATACCCTTCCGGAAAGTGAGATATAATCCAGTCCGCTATTCTCCACTTGCTTCCCGGATACCGTATTACCGCCCGCATAGTTCCACCTTCTCCCCCCGCCGGCAGCGGCTACACGTTGTCAACATACAATCTCCTCCACAATAATCTCCGTCCGCTTTGCCCCGTCGTACACCCGCCGAAGCGTCAGATCGATCCTTTCAAAGCTATCGTCCCGGATGATTCCGGCTTTCACCAGCCCGTCCAGAATCATCTTGCCGCTGTAATTGTCCGGGTCCCGCCTCCGGTTATCCCCAAAGCAGTAAACCAGCGTTACAGAGGCGTGCTCCAGCGGAGCGGGAGGCCTCGGGCGGCAGTAAGCAGCCACCAGCAACGCCCATTGCTTCTTGATCTCCTGATACTTCCAACGGTTGTCACGCCCTATGTATTCGTTGTTGCTCGGCGGAACGGATGGAATGGTATAACGGTACGTCAAAACGGTATATCGCTTTCAAACGGTATATATTTTTGAATAACCTCGTGTCTTCCAATCACGAATTTTAAAGGAAAATATGCGCCGACCACTGCCGCGAGTCTTTCTACGTCACTAACCCAAAAACTTCCGGATATGCAGATTCCGGCACAGTTCCCTTTTTTGGTATCACATAAAACTTCATCACCTGCTTTCAGAATAATGTGGTCCGGCACAGAAAATAGGTATGCCTTTTGATTCTGGCCTTCTGCGTGTTTGATAAACGCTACGTTTGTAAGCAACATCATAACCCCCTCCTAAAACGGTAACGAATCCGAATCGTCGACGATCTCTTCAAAATCCCCCGCTCCGGCGTTGGAGAAGGCGGGAGGCCCATCATATCCGGGAGCGGCGGATACATCGGCGGACGGTTTGGCCGCTTTCGACTCCACAAAATACACCTGATCCGCCACCACCTCATAGGCCGTGCGCTTGTTGCCCTCTCTGTCCGTGTACTGCCGGCTTTGCAGCTCTCCCTTTACCGCCATCTTCTGTCCCTTCTGGAAATGTCGGCATATGAATTCTGCCGTATTCCTCCAGGCAACCACGGGAATGAAGTCCGCCTGACGCTCAGAACCCTTCTGCTGAAACGCCCGTTCCACCGCCAATGTGAAACTGGTAACCGGAACCTGTGAAGCCGTATGCCGCAGCTCCGCAATGG